CTCGCGCGCGCGTATGTGAAGCCGAGCGATTACTGAATGTGTCAACTTATTGACAGTCTAGATGCACATTAGGTGTCAGAATATTGACACTTTAGGGAAGCTATGGGGGATATGCATGTAAAATCAAAGACTTAGCTAATGTTAATACCCTTAACATTCGTTTTCGATTTTCGGTTTTTCGACGTTAGCTATGTGTTGCGAAACCTAATGAAAACAAAGGCTTAGCTTTCAGATTGTCGTATATTTTCGCAACGGGCCTTGCCTTAGGCTGCACAAGAGGGGGCGGGCGTGGGCCATGCCGGGGGTCAGCGTACGTGTATACACACAGCTACACAGATTGGCTAAAACATTACCATGCGTCAACATGTCGCAGTTGCCCCTTCTACAGCCCATGTTACACATCTTCTCGTTACAGCCTGAGGCGGAACCATCCCAACGGCCCTTTTGCTGCAATGAAATAAGGTAGCATCTGAGGTACCCCCATATGGACCACTTGAGTAGGTACCATCAGCCATGACTCCCTGCTACAGAATCTGTGGCAAAAATGTCACACTAAGGCTGCGACACATAGGGTGCGACAAAATGCGCACTTGACACCTTATTTTAAAGGTGGTATAACTATATTAAGAATAGTTTAAACAATAGTTGAAGCAAAGAAAGTGAAGAAAGAAAGTTGAGACAAGAAATGCTGCAGCAAGAAGGTGGCAGCAAGAAAAGTTGACATAGGTAGTGTAGCTTGAATGGTGAGGTCTGTCTATACTAGACGTATAGATGATAATGGTTGAACCTATACAACTATAGGTAGAAACTCTTAGTTAAGCAGAGTTCGACATGTTAAACATGCTGCAGCCTATGTGAAGCATACAAGTTGACATGGTATCTGTGTCTCAAGAGGTGTCAGCCTTACATGTGTCAGCACACGTGTCTCAGCGTATATGTGTCAGAGAAAGTTTAGCTAATCTAGCTAAGGCATCTGTGCCTAAGCATCTGTGCTGCACGAATGCTTATATCTACTTGTTTAGGTAACTAACCTTCTTCTTATATAATATATAGAAGGGGGTACTCATAACGCTAAGCAGCATCTGTGCCTCCACATCTGTGTCGCCTTGTGCTGCCACCTTTGTAGCCTTCGTTCATCATGCCTCATCCCATGTTCCGTGAAGACATCGTAGAAGCCTTCTATGCCGCTGTATTCTCAGCTAGGCGTAGTCGTAGCTCTGCAGCCTTAGACTCCCTCCACATGCCTGTTTCAGACGTATTCTACGCCCGTGCTGCCATAGAGGCTGCAACGGGTGTTCGGTATCCTCTGTCTCAGATCGAAGAGGCCATGTTTCGTGAAGGCATGTTGGCTGCAGAAGATTGTTTTGAGAATGCTAAACATTATGCTTGACATACCAGTTTGAGCATGGTATAACTATAGACATACATTTGGCATCTGTGTTTTTCAGCCATGCCGTAGCCCTTTAATCGTAGTAACACAAGCTGTACAGAGATGATGCCCTCTGGGCTTGTGTTCTTTTCATTTGTGGATTCTCATATGGCTAAAGACCCCCGCCTTGAGCGAGCAGGTGTTGCAGGCTTCAACAAGCCTAAGCGTACGCCTTCTCATCCTAAGAAGTCACACATTGTTGTGGCTAAGGAAGGTGATCAGGTCAAGACTATTCGTTTTGGTCAGCAGGGTGTCAAGACCAATCAGACTGCAGGTCAACGTGAGGCTTTCAAGTCTCGTCATGCCAAGAACATCAGCAAAGGCAAAATGAGTGCTGCATACTGGGCTGATCGTGTGAAGTGGAGTCCCAGCAAGACTGCATCTCCGTCTAAGAAGTGGGTTAAAGGGTCGTAACTATGGCTACCAAATCCCGTGTCAATGAGGCTGGCAACTACACGAAGCCTTCTATGCGTAAGGCTCTGTTTGAAAGCATCAAAGCTGGGACTAAGGGTGGTAAGGCAGGGCAGTGGTCTGCCAGAAAGAGTCAGATGCTTGCTAAGCAATACAAGGCTAAAGGAGGCGGCTATAAAGACTAAAGCCTGCACCCTATGCAAAGAAGAAAAGCCCTTAACAGAATACTTTTCTAGAGGGGGTTCTTTGTCACACTTGCTCAAGAGCCGCTGCAAAGACTGTATGACATCCTTAAACAAAAGTTGGAGAGAGTCTAACGAAAATAAGGTTCAGCAGTATCGCGCTAAAGATCAATGGACGCTGAAGAAGAGATGTTCTAGGCACGGCATAACAGAAGAAGAGTTTTGGTCAATTTATCAAGAGCAAGACGGATGCTGCCCTGTGTGTGACAAAGAAATACAAGCAGAAGAGTCCGCCGTAGACCATAATCATGTCACAGGAGAGGTTAGAGGTATTCTTTGTAAAAAGTGCAATAGGGCACTTGGACTTTTAGGTGACTCTCCTTCTACTATGCTACGTGCTTCAAACTACTTGTCTTCCAGAGGATTTTACGGAAATGAGTAAAAAAGCTCCACAAAAGTCTTTGGATAAGTGGCAGGCTGAAGAATGGGGAACCAAAAGTGGTAAGCCTTCTACTGTAGGCAAAGGTGCCACAGGTGAACGCTACCTCCCCAAAGCTGCACGTGAAGCCTTGTCTCCTGCTGAGTATGCTGCTACCACTCGTGCCAAGAGAGAAGGCACCAAATCTGGTAAACAATTCGTGAAGCAGCCTAAACGTATAGCTGAAAAGACTGCAAAGTATCGCTGATATGCCCCGTAACTATGGTTCAGAATACGATAACTACCACTCCTCAGGGGAGCAGAAGCGTAAACGTGCCTCACGTAACGCTGCTCGTCGTGAAATGGAGCGTAAAGGTCGTGTCAGCAAAGGTGATGGCAAAGACGTTGACCACTCAAATGGCAATCCTAAGGACAACAGCCCCGCTAATCTGCGTGTTAAAGCCAAAAGTAGCAACAGATCGTTCCCCCGTAATGCTAAAGCAGGTAAGAAATAGCTGATGTGGGTGCTTGTGATGCTGGTTTGCACCTCCATTGCTGCACCTTCGTGTAGTCTGCACCTGTATAACGCTAGTTTCTTTGAAGATTCTGTGCCTTGTCTAGCCGAAGGGGCCTCCATGCAGGCAACTTTAGCTGAAAGGGGTCTTGCTTCCGCCGCATACTGCTTCGATATTACTGAAATAGGTAAATCTGAGGCTGAAAATCCTAATTTGTAGTCTATTTTATCGTAAAGGGTAACAAAATGCCACTCACTAAGAAGGGTGAAAAGATCAAGGCTGCTATGAAGAAGCAGTATGGGGGCAAGAAGGGTGAACAAGTCTTCTACGCCACTGAGAATAAAGGTAAGATCAAAGGTGTAGTCAAGAAAGGTAAATGACATGAAACCTGTTCCTATGGAGAATAAAGGTCTAGCCAAGCTGCCCAAAGATGTTCGTAACAAGATGGGCTACATGGCTAAAGGTGGTATGATGAAGGGCTACATGGGCGGCGGCATGACGAAGCGCATGGGCATGGCTAAAGGTGGCATGGCTAATTGTGGTGCTTCCATGAAGCCCAATGGCGCAGCACGGGGTAAGTGAGATGGCTAAGGCTCCTACGTTTAAGTCACTCAAGGCTGCTGCTGAGGCTGGGTATCATGGCAAGTCTGTGAATATTGAAGGTAAGGGCCTGCAGAAGGTAGCCTTTGCTGATAAAGAGTATGACAAGAAGATGGCTGCTCGTAGTGCTGCTGCTTCTAAGAAAGGCTCTGTGACTGCACCGCCGCCTCGTCCTACTACTGGGACGCTCATTGGTGGTGAGCCTATCAAGGAGATGGGGCCGTCGTCTGCCAAGTCGCAGCGTACTATGTCTATGCGTGGCGGCAAGATTACTAGAACAACGCTTAAATCTGATCCAGTGCTTGCTCGCATACAAGAAACTATTAACCGCAGGAAAAGGAAATAACCATGGCTAAAGCTCCTATGTTCAAACCCTGTGCTAAATGCCCCAACCCTGCCAAGTGCAAGGCTGCAGGCAAGTGTCTCGCTAAAGCTAAAAAATAAGGTAGACCAATGTATTTCAGCACACACAGGAAGCAGCTTCGTGCTGCAGGATTCGCCATTATCGACAACAATGTAGTGGATGAAAACAACTTCATTGTGGCAGGCATTGGCCCCTATAGCGATGTGTGGAGCAAGAGTGAAGCAGTAGACATCATCATGTCTCTGCCGCCTGATGAGGAAGAGGTTGAAGTTCTTGTTCGTGCTCGTGATGAAAAGGGTGCATTCATTCCTGATGATCCTGCTACCCCTGATGTTAACGAAGCGTGGATCAAGAAGGCTGTCAAGAAAGTTAGCCGCAAGAAATGAGCCTCACATCTTATCCTAAGTATACCTACATTGCTGAAGGGGACGGTAACGTAAACCTATACGGCACCGCCCTTGATGCTTTTGGGCGTATTCGGATGAGTGAACCTTATACACTGTTCGACAGCCAGAATCGCTATGCTAAAGATAGTCAGTTTGATGAGTCACTGACTGGCAGTGCCACAGCCACACATGCAGCCAATGAGGGTGTAGTCGATATGGCTGTAACCACTGCCAGTGGAGATAAGGCTATACGGCAGACTAAGCGTAGGTTTCCGTATCAGCCCGGAAAGTCGCTGTTTGTTATGGCTACATTCGTCATGGCTCCTGCAGCAAGCGAGCTACGGCAACGTGTAGGCTACTTTGATACAGACAATGGCGTGTTCCTGCAACTGGATGACACAGAACTCAGCTTTGTGCTTAGGTCATATGTGACAGGCTCTGTGTCTGACACACGCAAAGTAGCTAAGTCTAGCTGGAATGTAGACAAGTTTGATGGCACCGGCCCCTCTAAGCTGACACTAGATATCACCAAAGCACAGATAGTGTTCTTTGACTTTGAGTGGCTTGGTGTAGGCTCTGTGCGCTGTGGCTTTGTCATCAACGGCAAGCTACATCTAGCTCATATCTTCCACAATGCCAATGTCATATCTACGACATACATGACTACAGCCATTCTGCCTGTACGCTATGAGATTGAAGCTAAAGCCGCACTGGCTGCTTCTGCCACACTAAAACAAATCTGTTCTACTGTGATCTCCGAAGGCGGGTATCAACAAAAGACTGCGCTGCATTGGGCACGTAGAACTACGAATACTACACTCAGCACTTCGTTTGAGCCTCTTGTAAGCATCAAATTGAACGCTAGTAGACTCGGTGCTGTAGTATTGCCTGCAAGTTTTGCTGTTCTGCCACAGACTTCTCCTGCAGACTATGAGGTGGCTTTGATTAAGAATGCTACACTCACTAGTGCATCATACAGTGCAAGCCCATCGCCTAACGTAGACTTCGACGTAGCTGCTACTGCACTAAGCGGTGGCACTATTGTTGATGTAGTCTATGTGTCTTCATCTAACCAATCAGGCGGAAGCCTTGAGCAGGCGGTAGACTACAACTTCGATCTGCAGTTGGGTGTTACCATAGGCGGCACAAGTGATGTGTATACGCTTGCAGCAAGGGGCCTCAGTGGCACACCAGATATGATTGGCGCTCTTGCATTTTGGGATTTGACTGACTGATGCAAACTAATCGTAAAAGGCGCACAGTGGCACTTGAGTTGGGCACAACCAACTCTGATATTTACACATGTCCAGATAGGTATGATGGCGATGTTAACAGCATAATTGTCTCTAATGCTACCGCTAATGTTGTCACTGTCAGTCTCGATTGGTACGATTCTGTGGCTACTACCTATTACACTATTATGGAACAAGTTCAGCTCAAGCCTTACTCGCTTGTTCAGCTAACTGAGTTCCCACTTTACTTGCATAAACAAGACAAGATTCGTGGTCTAGCAAGCGCCACCTCATCTATTACTGTAACTGTAGCAGTCGAAGAGCATTTTAATGGGACTGCAGCCTAAAGGAGGCTTGTATGGACCCTATCTCTATTATTGCTGCAGCTACGACTGCCTTCAATGCAATCAAGAAAGGCATTGAAATTGGCAGAGACATACAAGATATGGGTAGCCAGCTATCTCAATGGGCTACCGCTATTAGTGATCTTGAGTTCATTGAGCGAAGAGTCCAAAGCCCTCCGTGGTACAAAGCGTTTAGTTCTAGTGTACAAGCAGAAGCCGTAGAGATATTTGCTGCAAAGCATAAAGCTCAAGCTATGCGTGATGAACTGAAGCAGTATATACAGTTTTCGCATGGGCAGTCTGCGTGGAATGAGTTGCTGTCTATTGAAGCAAAGATTCGTGTCCAGAGGCAAGAGCACGAGTATCGTAAGCAAGAGATAAAAGATAACATCATCTCTGGCATATTGCTGTTTTTGAGCCTAACAAGCATTACCGCCATGTTGACTCTGTTTGCGTGGCTTTACTATTCATATCAGATGTGATACTATGGTAATAGATTTTGACGTAGACAAGGACGGCAAGGTGACGCCTGAAGAAGTAGAACGCAAAGAGCGTATGCTTGAGATTGAACTGCGTGAAGAAAAGGCTGATGCACAAAAGCGTATGGCTTGGGTTGCAATGCTTACGATGATCGTCTTCAGCGCACTACTCTTCAGCCCCATCATCAGCGATGATCGTGTGTCAGCACTTGCAGACTTGCTCGGGTTGTTCTATATTGCACAAACAGGTGTAGTTG